TGTATACGTTTCGGCACGTTTGACGTACAAACAACGCGCTTCCCTATATGAGTCTAATATTAGCCCACTTGCCTCTTTCACATCTAGTGGAATTGTGGTGTTTGGGCAAACGTCTCCTCAAGCGCGCCAAAGCGCGCTTGACAGGATTAATGTGCGCAGGCTCGTTATCTATCTTAAAAAGCAGATTTCTATCCTTTCCACAAAGGTTCTTTTCGAACAAAACGTCCAAGCTACATGGAATAGGTTTAAGTCACTCATTGAGCCGCTTCTGGCCAATACTAAAGTTAACTTTGGTATTACAGATTATAGGCTAATCCTCGATGAGACTACGACAACCCCAGATCTTATTGATCAGAACATCTTGTATGCCAAGATTATGGTTAAACCTGCTCGGGCTATTGAGTATATTGCGATTGATTTTGTAATTGCTTCTACGGGTGCATCGTTCGATGATTAAAAGATATAAAGATTTTTTCTTTACAACACTAATTAAAACTAGATAAAAGGAGACTATACCAATGCCATTTTGGTCGCAAAACTTTGCTGAAGATACCACACTTAAAGATCCTAAAAGACAATTTAGGTTTATGGTCGAGTTCCAAGGAATCTCGGCTCCAAACGGAGGTGCGGCGCTATGGTATGCAAAGTCTGCACAAAAGCCTTCTTTTGAGATTAATGCTGCAGAGCATAAGTATTTAAATCATACATTTTACTATCCCGGGAATGTTACATGGCAAACTCTCGATGTAGTTATGGTTGATCCGGTCGAGCCGGACATAACAGCAACTCTTTCAGATATTATAGCTCAATCTGGCTATACTCCCCCCACAGATGCCACCTCTCGTGGTAGCATTTCAAAAGCTACTGCTGCTGGCGCCTTGGGAACAGTTATTATTACTCAACTCGATGCGGCGGGTAACCCACTTGAGACGTGGACTCTTTGGAATGCTTTTATTACAACTATTAAATATAGTGATCTGACATATGGTGAAGATGCCCTTAGTGAAGCAACCTGTACTCTTAGATATGATTGGGCTCGCGTTGAGACTGCTAACGCCTCATCTGCCATTGCTGGCGCTGGTGGTAATAGCTTCTTTGGTGTATAAGAATTTAAAACAACAAACAACGAGGTGAAAGTTGTCAAGAAATAGAGATCGCGTCGGAGGCGCCCATCCACAACCGGATACGAGCCCTCCCCCGCAACAAGTAACACAAGAACAAGGGACAAGTGCGGGCCACTTTTCCTTTGTCGTCCCGACAGAGTTTGTCGAACTTCCATCGCAAGGTAAATATTATCCTGAAGAGCATCCTTTGCACAATCAGGATAGCATCGAAATTCGACAAATGACCGCCAAAGAAGAAGATATATTAACTTCGCGCACTCTTCTCAAGAAAGGAGTTGCGTTAGACAGAGTAATTCAAAGTTTAATCACAGACAAAAAAATTAACCCAGACACACTATTGGTAGGCGATAGAAATGCGATTATTATTGCTTGTCGAATTTCGGGATATGGTAATTTATACACTACAAAGATTGGTTGTCCCGCATGTGGAGTCACACAAGGATACGAATTTGATCTTAACGATACAGAGGTATATACTGCCGACAACTTATCTGATAAAAATATTATAAACAATCATGATGGTACATTTGATACAATACTGCCAAAAACCCAACTCACAGTAACTTTTCGTCTTCTAAGAGGAATAGACGAAAAACAACTCTTGAACGATCTTCAAACCGACCGTAAACGCAAAACTCAAGAGAAAAATATTACGAGACAGCTACAGAATATTCTTGTAGCGGTGAATGGAAATGATGAGCAATCTGCATTAAATTATTTAATTGAAAACATTCCTTCGATGGATTCTCGATATTTGCGCACGGCTTATAATTTAGCAACTCCTAATATCGATCTAACGCAAACATTTATTTGTGACGAGTGCGGTCACGAAGCGGACCTGGAGGTTCCGCTGTCCGTAACCTTTTTTTGGCCTGAACGATGAATATATGGAGAACGTATATGAGCAGTTCTTCTTTTTAAAGTATTCAGGTGGGTGGTCATTCTCAGAAGCATACAACTTGCCAGTTGGTTTAAGAACTTGGTTCGTTGAACGACTTGTGCAACAAATAAAGACAGAAAATGAAGCCATAGAGCAGGCTAACAAGGGCGGCGGTAACAATTCTCAAACACTAACATCACAAAATGCGCCGGCAATGCCTCCGCACATGATGAAAAGAGCAAAAGAATAAGGCTAACGATAGCTTTATTCTTTTTTTATATAGAAGCTATTTATCTTATATAACCAAGAGGGTTTTTTGTGGCAGAGATCACTCCAGAAAAACGCGTAGAACTCCAGGAGAAGCTTAATAAGTTAACGCTGGAAGCCCAAGAGCGCGAGCTATCTCGTCTCAGTGCACTCAAGCGCCTGAACACAGAACAGAAAGAGATGCGGTTCCTCCTCGAAAAGTCTCTCGACGCGTCCAAAGAGACGGTAGAATATAAAGAAAAACAACTGGACCTCCTCCGCTCGGAGATTAATACAATGATCGAGCGCAACAATCTCGAAGGAGATCGATATGTGCAAATGGAGCAACAAAAGCTAATTAAAGAATGGCAAGGAGATGCTGATCGCCGCGAACTAGAAATTCTCAGACAAAGAATCAGAGAAGGCGAAACCCTCGAAGAGCACGACAAAAAGCGACTTGAGACTTTAGTCTTCCAAGTTGAAGAACTCGAAAAACAAAAAGCGCTTTATAAAGAAATAAAGAAAACCGGTGAGGCGATGGGGGCCTCTATGGCAGTCTATGGCAAGCACACATCGTTAAATGTTGAAAACATGCTAAAGCTCGGCAAAGCAATGCAGTCTCCTGTTGCATTTGCAGACGGCTTTCTTAAAGGCGGCATTATTGCCGTAATAAATACCATTATTAACTTAGCGATGGAAGTTGATAAGATGGAATCGGCGTTTCGACAAACAACAGGCGCCTCCGCAGACTTTACACGCAACTTAACAACCGTATATGACGAGACCCGTAAATATGGTGTTACCACCCAAGAAGCTGTCGCAGCCAACTCGGCGCTATTTGGTACATTTACAGATTTTACACTAATTGCGCCCGGCGCCCAAAGAGCAGTTTCCGAAACTACGCAGATTCTTGGTGAATATGGAGTAGCAGTGGCCGACGTCGCCACCGGAATGCAAATTGCTACAAAAGCTTTCGGACAATCAGCCGAACAGGCTGCTGCATCTGCATTGGAGATTAATGCACTGGCGCAAGATCTAGGTATTGCTCCCAAGCAGATGGCAGCAGACTATGCAAGAGTTGGCGGCTCTTTGGCCAAACTAGGAAGTCAAGGAACAAAAGCTTTTAAAGATTTGGCGCACATTTCCAAGATTACAGGTATGGAAATGGAAAAAATTATTCGCCTTACAGATAAATTTGATACATTTGAAGATGCTGCAAAACAAACCGGCCAATTAAATGCGGCTTTGGGCGGTAATTTTGTAAATGCAATGGATCTTATGATGGAAACAGATCCTGCCGCTCGATTTGATATGATTAGGAATTCAATTCTTGACGCAGGCCTCTCATTTGATAGTATGTCATATTACCAGCGAAAATTTTATACAGATGCACTCGGATTAGGCGATGTTGGCGATTTAGCCATGATGCTTTCTGGAAATTATGATGATTTAGCGGGCCAAACTGGTCAAACATCTGCAGAGTTAGTTGCTCAGAAAAAAGCCGCTAAAGAAATGAAAGATTCCATGGAAGAATTAAAGCTTAGTCTTCAAAGCATGATACCTATTGCTTTGCAAATCGTTGATTGGATCCGCGATTTTACGGCTAATATCGATGAGAATTTAAAAACAATTAAAAATTGGGCCATTGGCATAGGCAGTGTATATCTTGCCATTAAGGCCCTCTTTATAATTAGCAAAGTAGGTGGTTTTATAAAGATGATGCGGATACAAACTGAATTACTCTCCGCAACCCAAGCTACTCAAACTGCTATACAAACAGCAGCCAATGTACCAATGGCCGCTTCGGGCCCCATTGCCGGAGGTGCCGCAGCCGGCTTAGGCACGTTTGCTTTGGCTGCCCTTGGCGTCGGTCTTGCTATTGGAATAGCTGCGCTCGGTCTTGCACAATTGGTTAAAGCTTTTGGTACTTTGACCCAAGGAAAGCAGCTTATAGGAGCCGTTGTGGGTATCGGGGCTTTGGCTGCTGCTCTTTACCTTTTAACCCCATCGCTTGCAGCCGCGGCCATAGGGCTTGCCTCCCTCTCTGGGCCCTGGTCATGGGCAGGCGTAGCTGTGCTTGTAGCAATTGGTGCTGCAGCTATGGCGATGGGCAAAGGAATTCAGTGGGCCACGACTGGCATTAGCCAGATGGTGGATTCGATAACAGAATTGGGGGGAGCTAATAGCCCATTTACTGATTTAGTAGCAGGCCTTAAAAGCATTAGAGAAGAAATTAAGGAAATCGACGAGAGCAAAGCAAAGGCTCTTACAAGACTTTTGCAAGCAAGCAATGGTACTCAAATGAATCTTTCAAGTACCGAAACAATGAGACTCGCAACTATAAATAGAGAAACCGTAAGGGCCCAGAGTGTGATTCCGTTCAGGGCCGCAACCAACCCAGCAACCACCACAACATCTCAGAGGTTAATAATTACATTAGATGCCGCGTCCACAAAGGCGTTATTAGAAGGAAAGGCCGCAGAAGCGGTTGGCCGCGCTGCAGGCGCCGCAGTGGCGGGAGAGCAATAGAATGGCATTTTTTAACCAGAATAAATATTTGCCGCCACAAAAATGCTACAATGAGGATGGTGGTGAAGTTCCATGCGATGGGAATGAACACTCTTCCGTTGATCAAAGCATGCCTTTCCCGCTGATTGACGGCTCCGATGTATTTGCCGCAGAAGACGGCTTAAACCAAACTATTTCCTTCTACCAAGTAAATGGTAATCGTAGTATTTCTTTTAAAGCATTTATTACAACATATAATGAAACTTGGAAGTCGGAC